TCCTTTTTCTGCTGCGATTTCTTGTTCTTCTTCAAACTGTACCTGAGCTTCCATTGCAATCCTCTGTGTTTGCATTTGTTCAGTTACAGCTACATTTTCTGAGAACAAGGTTGGCTCACCAAGTTCATCAGCCAATATACGAGCAAACTCTTTGCCTGACATATGTGTCGCAATAGATGGGTCAGACAGTTTAAGCTGATACAACTGAGTAATGTTTTGTACTCTCTGTGCTCTTTCAGCAAAGTGCCTAGCACCCATAGGGATAATCTTGCCGTTAGCCTTAATGTCTTCCTTGGTAATTTCCTCAAAGAAAAACAGACCACTGTCCTCGTTTAGTACACGTACTGTGTCAGCATAGTCCATGTTCCTACGTGCAGCTTCAAGCATTGAGTTAAGAATTGGCTCAAGGAATACTCTTTCAAAGTGTGCTGTCTTGTGTTGGAAGATACGACCTGCGGCTGTCATAAGCTGACCAACCTCAAAGGCTGTCTTCTCACCTGCACTACGGATACCCATAGCTTCCCTTGGAGCACCTGCTAACATTTCCATCTTACCTTCAAGGTTCTGAATCTGGAAGTCAGCGTTAAGTGCTGTTGCATCAGGAGCTAGGTAGCCTACGTCACCCTCTTCACCCATGTAAATACGTGCTGCAGGTTCAAAGTCAAAGTCCTCTACATCACCTCGTATCTTAAGAATTGGATATGCAATCTGATCGAAGACATCAGCCTTAAGGTTTTCTAGGTGGTCAATACGATACTGCATACCGACCAAGTTATCCAGTGGTCCCATTGCATATAGGTTGTCAGGACGTTCTCTCCAACCTGCGTGGAAGACAGGAGCCTTACCTAACCAACTAGGGTTCTGTTCGTTAGACAAAACATATGCTCTGTCAACTACTGTTACCACACGATTCTTGTGGAAGTCACCTGTGTCACCATCATAGATGTCACCGTAGAACGTAAGGATTTCAACATAGTCTGATTCATAATACTGTTTAATATCTGAGAAGCCATCAGCTAAGAAACCATGAGCCTTATGTACATCTATGTTAGAACCTGAGTAAGACACACGATTAGACATCATACGATTAAAGATGCCTGTCATATACTCATTGTCAACAGTCTCATCTATCTTACGTTTGATTTCACCCTTAGTAAGAACTGACCTAATAATCTTAGGTGAGTCAGCAAAGGATGGAGCTAAAGGATTAAAGCAAATATCAAAGGGAGATATACGTACTAGCTTAGGGCCAACATAGTTTACTGCACGTTCACCGTCTTCGTACTCAGTATAATCTCTGACAAAATCAACAGTAGCAAAACAGTTACCATACTGGATGTAGTCGTTGATTAGTCGGCCCGTTGTATTCTCAAAGTCTGACTGACGGACTTTGTTTTCCATGTAAGCCTGAATAACATCACGTTTACTTTTGATGTCTGACTCTTGGTCATTAGCTTCAAACCTAAACCAACGCTTCTGAGGAAACAAGGCTGAGAAATAATTAGCGTGAAGGTTATCAGCAATCTGTGTTAGCTTAGGTGTGGTTGTACTATTAGTCCAAGGCAGTTTATTGTTAGATGTAGTACGAGTATCAGTAGCATACAGGTAGTTACGTAGTTCTTTCCACTCTTCAATTTTTTGTTGACGAGAGTTATTCCACGTAGTCCAACGATCAGCAATATCTGAGGCTATTGCGTGAGGTTCGATAAGTGTGTCAAGGTCAATCGTTGTTCCAGACATTAGAAGGAAACTCCACCAAATCTTTGATTAAACTGTACTACGTTATCTGTGTTTCTACGTACAGTGCGAGAGGGTTTTACTGCCATGTCCACCACAGATGCTAAAGCATCAATCACATCGTCGTGTGGTGGGTTACGAGAAGATAGTTCTTCTTCAAGTACTTGAGTATTGCCGCCTCTGTAGTGCCATATAGCCATGTTATCGTAACGAGGTTCTAAGATAGAAGATATACGTTCTTGCTTATTACCTTGGTTTTTGTTAGGTCTGTACTCATCTATACTAATAGATAAGCCGTGTTGTTTGATTAGTTCTTTTAGTTGTTTAACAATAGCTACCTGAGCTACCGTTGTTTCAGCCCTTAGTTTACGGAATGACCACTTAGTAGATAGATGAAGTATGTGTTCAAAGTATTCAGTAATCCTGTCCGTCCTAAACCTGTCAATATCTAAGACATAAATATTATTGTCAGCATCTATTCCTACGACAACAATAGCTGTGTAGTCGGCTCTCTTAGACAAACTAAATGCGAAGTCAACTGCTGCATATACGTTTAGTTTCTCATCCCTAAAGTACCAGTAACCACTTTCCTGACGTAGGTGTTTCCTATCGAAGTACTGAAACTTTTCTTTACCTACAGGAACATTGTCAGGGTCAGATGGATCGTTGTAATACTGTGCTCGGTATTGACCTTTATCCAAGTACTTGCCTCGTTTTTTAGCAAGAATTGCAATATCGAACCCAAACCATTTCCCATCTTTACGTTGTTGTCGAGGCCAAAGGAACTCCCCTGTTCCATCACCCCTGCCTTCTACTGGTTGCTCAAAGGTTTCGTAAATACTTTCTTCACCTATTTGATTACCGTCTTTATCAAAGACTTCTTCAACCATTTGCTGTAAGTCTTGGTACAAATCAGATGGGTGATACCTTGTACCTACGACCCACTCTTTAGCTTCAGCACCTTCAATAGACGAGAGAAGAGAGTATTGACTTTTAACTTTATTGCGTCCTTCACCTGTGTAAGCATTTTCATACACCACGACATCATCCAAGACAGCGATGTCACAATGTAAGCCTGTAAGCGAAGTAGTAAGCCCACCAGTAAAGATTGAAGGGTCACGAACATTTTCTTTCTCCCTAAGTGGATGGTCAAGCATTATCTCTGAGCCTGTCCACTTTTTTCTCTTACCTTCCTCTTCGTGTACATGGTCAGGCCAGTACATACGATATATCTTAGAGGTTAGTATATTTTTAATAAACCCTAATTGTTTTTCAGCTAGGTTAGCTGTAGCTGATATGTAAAGTATTCTAAGTGTTGGGTCTTTAGTTAGTTCCCAAGCTACCCTGTAAGCTACTAATCTTGACTTACCGTGATCCCTTGGAAACAAAAGAAGTTGGAATGGTTTAGCATCCTGTCTTGTCCACCACTCACAGACATCTTCGTGGCATTGCCCAAGTACCTGTTCAGGAGCTACCAGATTAATAAATGTAACTAAACTGTTTTCAGCAGCAGTTTTTATTTGTTCTCTGATAGCCACTTAATTTATTGCTCCGTATCCCTATTTGCCATCTTTTCCACTGAGTTTCTTATAGCTTTAATGTTTTCATCCATACGACCAAGTGTAACAGCTTGACTTTGAACAACAGCTTCTAAGGCTTCTATTCTTGTCTCATGTCTAATTAAATCTTTTTTATTATTTTCTATAGCATTGTCTAGACTAGAAACATACCAGACTAGAGCTATTGTCTGACCAATGATGGCTAGGATAAAACTAATAGGTATTGATTTAGTCATAGTCCAACTGCCCTCACTTAGTGTGCTCTTCGCCATGATGTACCTTCCTTGTAGTAGACCTTTTCAGGTTCTACCCAAGAACCTTCGTATTTAGCATAAGGATCAAATATTTTCCATACACCATTTTCTTTAATATAAGCTGTCGATGAAAATAGAATAAAGGTTGGCTGAGGTGTTATAGAACTTACACCTGAATTAGTAAGTTCAAAGGTAATTCTAACATTACTGTCTTCGGTAACTCTTGTATTTCCGTCTTCAGTTATTCTTGTAATTTCTGTATCTACACCACCAAACTCAGCATATATAACATTTGAGCCTGTTGCAGATACTGAGGCACTTCCAGTTAAAGAAGAAGCACCCGACTTTATAGCTCCTAGACTTACAGCTACCGCAGTTAAAGAACCTGCTGCTGACAAAGAACTAGCAGCTTCTTTTATAAGACTACCTAAAGAAACTACACTTCCTGTAGAACTTAAGGTACTTAGTCCTTGTTGTATTTTAATAGCTTCGGCTGAAGAAGAGCCTGTGCTAGTTAGACTTGAAGTTAAAGATTGTGTAAGTGTAGCTTGAGAAGAAAGACTTGATGAGCTAACTAGACTAGATACACCGTATTTAGTAAGTGTTGCTTCAGAAGTTAAACTGGCAGACGAACTTAATGAAGAAGAACCTACATGACTTGTCGTAGTTCCTGCTGAAGCGGATAGTGTTCCTGTAGCATTTAAAGCACTTAGACCCTGTTGGGTTTTAGTAGCTAAAGCAGTTAGGCTTCCTGCAGAATTTAAAGAACTTAAGCCTTGTTGTATTCTTAAGGATGAAGCTGTAAGACTTCCTGTAGAACTTAAGGTACTTTCTATTTGTTGGGTTTTAGTAGCTACAGAAGTTAAGCTAGTAGAAGAACTTAAGTTAGCTGAACCAACAAGACCTAATGTAGAAGCTGCTACTTTTGAACCTTGAGTAGTTAAGGAAGAAGCAGCTTGTTGAGTCCTTGTAGCTAAAGCTGATAAACTACCTGTAGCTGTTAAACTAGCTTCACCTACATGGCTTGAGGTAGTTTCTGCTTCAGCAGATAGGCTACCTGTAGAACTTAAAGCACTTTCTAGTTGTTGAGTTCTAGTAGCTACAGAAGAAAGGCTTCCTGTAGAACTTAAAGCACTTTCTATCTGTTGGGTTTTAGTGCCTAAAGCAGATAAACTACCTGTAGAGCTTAAAGCACTTTCTACTTGTTGGGTTCTAGTAACTTCAGAAGTTAAACTGCCTGTAGAACTTAGAGCACTTTCTATTTGCTGTGTTCTAGTAGCTACAGATGTTAAATTAGCAGAAGAACTTAAGTTAGCTGAACTAACAAGACCTAACGTAGAGGCGGCTACTTTTGAACCTTGAGTACTTAAGGAAGAAGTAGCTTGTTGTATTCTTGAGGCTACAGAAGACAGACTTCCTGCAGAACTTAGAGCACTTTCTGCTTGTTGAGACTTTAGTCCTATAGCAGCTAAAGTACCTGCAGAACTTAGAGCACTTGCTAAAGGCTGTACCCTTACACCTATAGCAGACAGTGTTCCTGTAGCTGTTAAAGCAGAAGTAGCACTGTGTATAACTCCTGCAAAATTTTCAGTTACCCTTGTATCACCATTCTCAAGGATACGACTGTCTGATGCTTCTGTAATACGGAAACCGTCAACAGAAGAACTAGCCGCACCTGTTGACCCTAGTGGGCCAGAAGATAATGGTGAAAAGCCTAACATAGGAGTCTACTATTCTCCTAGTAGGGTAGCCAAATCCAGTGCCTTAAGTTCATCAGGTGTGCTTGCTCCTGCAATACGACTGTCTGCCGTGATGTCACGCAGAGTTGCCTTCTGTGTAGCAATAGCATCTGCGCCAGAGCCAGACTCAAGAGCCTTCATGTAAGACACATCTAATGCTTCCAAACGTGGCTTGCGTTCAGCACGAAGGTTATCCTTGTGAATGTTTTTAGCTGCTGTCATATCTACTGTAACGGCACTACCTGTAAACTGCCAAGCCTCACGAAATGTACGATCTGTAGGTACAGTAAGGGATGATGCATCACGAACATCCCCATTGATGTTAATATAAGTTGTCATGCTGCAATCCTTTCGTCAGCTTCTTGTTTAATCTTCCAAGCATTTCTAAATGATCTATCACTTGGAACTAACTCAACAGGTACAATCTTCATAATTGTTCTGTTTCCTCGGTATTCCTGCCAAACAGCAGGATC